AAACCTACGGCGTAGGTATTGATGTAGGTATCAGGCTTCCGCACGCCAGTACGCGGCCACTGCAATGCCTGAGTGTCAGTAGCGCGAGCACCTAAAAACCGTTCACGATCAATGCGCTGCGTTGCCGAAACTAGCGCACGGTTCTTCTGATCAGTCGTAGCCGATGCCCAAGCGACTACATCGTCATCTTGAACGAAGCCTTCAATGATCAGCTCCGCTGCTGCCAGCGTTAGGTAGCTGTTGGCGTTTGCGCCCCCTACCGTTGCGTTGATTGTTATTGCCATCGGTAGGTGCCGAGGTCATTTCAAGTTTAGGAGTGGGCTCCGCAATAGGAAAAGAGGCTGCCTCGTTAGAAGCAGCCTCACGTTCCTGGCGTCGCCGGAAGGCGAACAGTCCCATCAGGCAGCAGCAGCCTTGATCACAGCAAAGTTGAGTACCACGGCTTCACCGGCGGTAGAACCGACGTTAGAAACAGTGATCTCAAAGCTGCCGGCGGCAGTTGCGGTCACGAAGGGCATGTACTTACCAGTGGTAGCACCAGACTTGACCGACACCAGCACCACATCGGTAGCAGCGACTTCGCTGTTGGTCACCGTGAAGGAAACCTCAGCATCGCCAGCCAGCGAAGCGTTGTGCATGGTGATAGCGCCACAGGGCTTATTCAGCGTGACGCCAGTGGACTTGCTAGTGGCTTGGGTAACCGCGCCACCAAGACCAGTGGTGTAGCCAATCGCCTTACCGGCGACAGTTTCAAATACGGATGCCATGGTTAATTACCTCAATCCATATTCGAGACGTTGGTTGCGCGCACGATGCCGATGTTCTTCAGCTCGTACACCTTGGACCAGTTGCCAACCGTTTCGAGCTGAGCACGAGTCGGGTTAACAGTGGTCACGCCCCACTTAGCACCAACAGGGTGGTAGCAGTAGTGGAGGTCAATCGACATGGCATCGCTCTTGGCGAGGATGTCACGGTCGGTTTCAGTTTGCATTGCGAGCTGTTCGCCCGATGCAACTGCACCTGCGGTGAAGAAGAAGGTGCCATATTCAGTGCTGCCACCGGAACCGGTAGTAGGCACGTCGTCGGACACGATCACACGCAGACCCATGTAGGTCGGCACAGTTACGTCGCCGCCGTAAGCAGCAACGAGCGAACCACCAGATTGGGTGGTAGAAGTGCCACGAGCTTCAGCAGTGCTGACGTAATCAATCGCCTTGCGCTCAACCAGGTCGTAGTAGACCTTGGAGTGCATAGCAACCGCAGTCAGTTTGTCGCCCTGATCGCCAAGGATGGCGCGGGCTTCAGCAACGTGACGGGGGCTAAGAGCAGTGGGGGTGTCGGCAGATTCAGAATCGATGCAGAGATCGAAGAATGCCGAGCTGCTGGTGTTGGCGTTCAGGCTGCCGAACACGCCTGTGAGGCAGGACAGCAGATCCTTTTGACGCTGGTTAGCGACATAATCAGCGATCTTGGCGCCGATAGCAGCCATGGGATCAGAACCAGCAGCAAGTGCTGCAAGGTCACGAGCCTCAAAGGCACGACCACGGTGCAGAATCACACCGATCTGCTTGTCAGCAGTGATTTTGCCAGGGGTCAGGCTGGTGCTATCAGACAGCACCTCGAAGTCACCGGAAAGGTTTGCTTTCCAGAAGGGAACGTTAATGAAATCACCGCCCTCGGTGGCATTCAGCTCCGCCATAGGCTGCACCACACCGGAAGCCAAGAAGGCATCACGCTGAGTGGTTTGCTCAATGACGTAAGGCGTAAATACCTCGGGGATGATGATGTCAGAGCGAAGAGTCGCCACGACAAGTCCTCAAGATTGGTTTACGGTATTGGGCACGGCCCAGGCGCAGCACGGCTTTGCCTTTGTCAAAAGTTTAGCGTCCTGCTGCTACTTTCAATTTTTCGTATAAATCACGGTCTGTACGGAATAGACGTGACTGTTCGGTTAGGTTGAAAGATTCAGGCGCGAACGGGTTTTTGATACCTGCTGGAATATCGCCGCTGCTGCGACCAACGGGTGCTCCGCTGCCCTGAGGCTTCGGTTGCTTCTGCATCCAAGCGGGCAGACTTTGCTTTGCCCACTCACTGACTGGCGTGCGCTGGTAGCCGTCTACCACCACAACCGTACCATCAGCTTCGCGCTCGATCTTGTCAGGTGACAGCTTGGTCTTCATCACCAGGTCAGGATCATGTACGATATCAGCCAGTGCGCTGACTGCTGGCGTTAGCAGCTCAAGTTCCCGCACGCGGGACTCTAATTCGGCAATGCGCTTGTCCTTTTCCGCCGTCGCCTCACGGAACTGCTGCTCCAGAGCTTGCCTAGCTTCTTGATACTTGCCTTGCGACTCAAGCTGCTGTTGCTCGTAGTTTCGCTTGAAGTCAAGTAATTCCTGAACGTTTAAGCCATCAGGAATTGCCTTTGCCTGTTCAACAGCAGTTTTGTACTCTTTTAACAGCTCAGCATTTTTGCGACGCATTGCTTCAAGCTCTGCCTGCATCTTGCTGATGTCAACAGCTTGCTCCACGGGAGCCTGTTGTTCTTCTGACATGGATAAGCCACGGGCTTAATTGCACCCTAAAGGCTATCACCACTTGGTTTTATCTGCCCAAAATGCAGCAGACATCTTGCCCTTGGCAATGTTCTTGGCGTGACGAGCCTTAAAGGATGCTCGACGCGCTTCTGCTGCCTTGGACTCACCTTCACGAGCTGGACTGCCGCTGACGCCCTGCTGACCGAAGCGAATCAGTTTGACCTTATCGCCTTCCTTAGCGAGTACCGCGTGAGATTTGGTCGGATGCTTTGGCGTCCGCTTCGGCTTGTTGTAGCCGTCAAACTGCTCACCGCGGTAGGTAATCATTTTTTCAGCGGAGCTTCGCGTAGTTCAGATCGCAGCTTGAGAACCTTGCCGCCAGTGGATTCAGACTTGATCTCAAGCACCGGATCACCTGGCTGAGCCAGCCTGACAACCTGTCCACCACTTTGAGTGCTGATGGTTGCACGCTTACTAGCAGGGCCAGTGACTTTACCGAACGTGCGAACGCCTTGGTAAACCCAGCTAACGCGTGATCCGATGCCGATTGCCATTACTTTTTGCCTTTGGTTTGCTTTTTGGATTTGCCAGCCTCACTCAGCGCGATTGCTATCGCCTGCTTGCGGCTTTTTACGGTTGGTCCTTTTCCTGGTCCCGGCTTGCCGCTTTTCAACGTTCCGGCTTTGTACTCGCTCATCACCTTGCCGATTTTCTTCTCGGCTTTGGTCGGCTTCTTCGCCATGACGCCAGGCTTCAATACCTGTGAGCAGTGTAGAGCCGTCAGCCGTTGCCCAGCCCTTGTCGGTGTACACGGCGGGAATCCAGGCTTCACCGTGCAGTGCCTCTACGGCATCGCTTTTGATGTGGAAGATTCCTTCGTTTCTAAAGTGCCTAAGACTGGGCAGATCCATAACGTCGCCTAAGTTGTTCCAAGGTTAGTTCGCTGCCATCATCGCGGACAAGTTTGGCGACGGCATCTTTGCCACCATACTTCTCAACAAGCATGTTGAAGTAGGGCACTTTTTCCTTGCCTAGCACTTCGGCTTTTGTAGCGGCGTCCTGTTTTGCTAGCCACTGACCATAGGAGGTATCGGCTGGCACTGGACCATCCATGCTGGCACGCTTACCAGGTGGAGGCGGTTCGAAGCCTAATGCTTTGTAGTCAATGACTGGCACTGTGGTTGATCGACAGTTGAAATGCTGCGGTGGTGTAGGTCCTTTGCCGTATTCAAACTCTCTGCCATCCAATGCACGACAAATGCTGCTGGTGCGGGCGTCCAGTGTTGCCACATAGCGATATTTTTGAGTGATATCTTGATTGGCTTCATAGACCTGCTGACTGGTGGCATTTGCTACTTGATTAACGCTGGTACGAACGAGCGTCATCACCTGATTATCTGTTGCCTGCGTTAGCTGCCCACCTTTCTGCATGATTTGCTTAACGCTGCCGGTTTCGCCTAGTTGTAAGTTGCCGATCAGACGTTTGGCAATGGCAGGTGTTGGTTCGCCTGTTAGCAAACCGTTCCGTACAACTTGGGAGAATCGCTCAGCTTGATCTGTAGCGATGCCACGGAATGCTTTTTCTACAACCTGTCCGTTTGGCAACGTGATGGTTGCACCCTTGGCAGCCGTCAGGCTGAAGGTTTGCGGTGCACCCTGCACAGCAGCAACTAGGTCATCACTCAGGGTGACGACGTTGATCTGCGTTGGATCTGTAGTGACGACAGATTGCGCAAACTGCGGGCTGATTTCTACGGTATTGACTGCGCTGCGAGCACCAGCAGGCAAAGCACGCCGCAGTTGATCAGTCACAAACTCAGACTGCAACGCAGCTAAACCTTGTAAATCTGCTGCTGTAATTTCTGTCGAATCACCAGCCCATGTTGCAAGTGATGCTTTGAGCTGCGCCAGGATTGCACGTAGTCTGGCAGCCTTCACAGGTGCCGCTAGCTCATCAATGGTGCGTAGTTGATTGACAGCATCAATGATGATGTCGTTGTAACTATTGATAAGACGCCTAGCAACGCTATTGCTATAGCGATTTAGGTCGATTGCATTGCGGTATAGGCTGGCTGGTGTGCTCACGAATCTATCCCTATATCAGCAGGATGACAAGATGTAATTGAGTAAACATCAGCACCTTGTTTTAGGGCTTCCTTGAATAGCAGTATTAGCGCATCACCTGTTTCCTCTCCAGCATCTTCGATGTTCATTTCTTCGACTGCATAAACTTTGCCCTGCTTAAACCATGACACTCTGACGATGGCAAATAGATCAGGCGGCAGTGTGCCCTGTACGCAAGACAGTTGCTGCTTGCGTGGTTTCTTGAAAGCGCCCATCATTAGCCACATCAGCATGGTTACATCATGCCGGGATTTCTTCGTCAGATTCGTCGTCTAACGATTCGTCAGGCATTTGTTGCATTACCCGTGGTTCAGGCTGTGCCATCTCGATTAACCCACCATTTTGAGTGGCTTCTAGCTCCTCTTCTACATCAAACTCATCACCTAGCACCTCGCCTTCGCTGAGCTGATCAAGCAGTGTTTTCTGCGTAATGGTGCCAGCCGTATAAAGCTGCAGCAGAGATTGGATCTCCTGTGGCTCAAGACGTGAACCTAGGAAGTCACGGTTAACGTAGCTACTACCAGCTTCAGGAATATTGAGATACTGCGCATGATAGGCAAGACAGTTATCAATCAGGTCTTGCATATTTTGCGCAATAACCATCATGGTGCTGTCACCTTGACTGCGGTCGATGCGCTTAGCCTCTGCTGTTTCAGCCGAGAGTTTTTGTCCGAGCACTGCAGATAAACCAAGCTCGTTAATTTGATAGGCGATCTGTTCTAGGCGCTTGAACTGCGCTTCAAAGCTGTTGCCGCTTGGTTCGATGTACTCTGCCCGCCCTTCTGACGGGAAGGCGATAGCCTCACCAGGACCGGCGGATACTTCCTCTGCGCTAGATGGGAAGCCGAAGAACGCCAACATCGGCACTGCGCTGATGTGTAGCTGATTGTCTAGGTCAGATTGGATCTGATACGCCTTAAGGTTTAGCTCCGCGATGTCTTCCATCGGCGGGCGTGATTCCATGAAGTTGACGCGGTTGGCATAAGCGACACTGAAGGGGATAGCGTCTAGCGTTGTGGTGCCGCTGTCAAAGATCTCAAAACCGCTGGTTTTTTCATCGCGGCGGTGGATTTCAAAACCACCAGGGGTCAGTACACGTACTTGCTCGACTTCCTTTTCGCCGTATAAACCATCAGGTACTACAACCCGCTCCATCAGGCGAAGCTGACTAAGCTGTTGTGCTCCATCTTTTAGTTCAGTGCGCCAGCCTAGGATGTCACGCGGCGTATAACTGACCCAATACGGTCTTCCGTTTTCACCAGCAGCAGGTGCATCCACAAGCACGCCAACATGCCCGTAACGCACCATCTTGCGTGCGGTTTCATAGGTCCAAACGTTGAGGTCATTGCCGAGCAGGTCTACGTCAAATAGCTGTTCGCGGACCAGATCAGATACATCGTTTAACCTGACCGGTTTGCGCGTCAACATGCCAGCCAGCATCCGCTCTAGCCGAACGTAATACGGTGCAAGAACAGAGCGAGCAAGCCTGTTGTCGTAGCTTTCGTCTAGCTCGCGTGGTTCTTGTGGGAGGTAACGCCTGTGGCGGCGCCGCATTTCATAAGTGCCGCCGATCAGGTCTTCAATCAGAACCCAGTGCGGTTCTTGATTACGCCAAGCAGCGTTAGGATCATTGACCTGCGCGACGCGACTGGTCAGTTGGCGGTCATAGTGACGGAAGCCGGAGTACACCAGTTTTATCGCGCAGGCTATGGATCAGTTTAAGCAGCGACAGGTTCGCTAACAGCAGCGGACAAGGTTACAGACTTGCCGCGCACTTTGATTTCGAACTCATCGCCAGGCTTGAAGCCCATCTCTTGAACGTAACCTTCGCCAATGGACAGTTTGCCGTTGAACTGCACTTTGGTTTTGTAGGTCAGGCTGCGACCACGCTTAGCAGCAGGCTTGAGTTCAAAGCCTTTTGCTTCAAGGAGTGCTTCGTAAAACTGGGTGAAGCAGAGCTTCTCGCCTTTGACGTAGCCACACTCACGAACAAGGTCGGACTTGTTCATATCGCCACATTCTTTGACCTTGGCGATGAGTTCGGAGCCGGTGAGCATTAGTAGGGTAAAACCGGGACGTCGCTGAGTATAACCACTAATACAGCCTGACGCCAGTACCTCTACCAGCACCAGCGTGTAGTGGGTTGAACTCACGCCAGACAAGGTAGCCAAGGGCATCGTTCATATGGTCATGTCCAGCATCCTTGTCTGGATCGCCCTTCTCTGTATAGCACTGGAGTTCGAGGCACTCGATCAGGCGTTTACAGGTATGACTGATCTGTAGGCGCACTTGTCCTTTGCCGTTTTCTAGCAATGCTTGGACGGCAGCAACACGGTCACGCACTGGCGGGTTTGCCCGTGGTGATTGGTTCGACATGCCGTAGCTTTCAAGGATCTGGATGTCGGTTTGACTGGCGTTAGTACTGCGGTTACCACCGGACGCGTCAGGATAGATGTAGATCCTGCGATCTGGGTAGCGTGCTTTGATCTGCTGCGCCAGGGCATCGGTGTCGTGAGCACCGCTGATCTCGTCGATGACAAAAAGGCTGCTACCTAGCTTGACGCCGATGATGGCGGACATGTTGCCAACGTTGAAGTCAACGCCAATGCGTAACGGCTCGCGGTCGGTATCTGGCAGGCTGCTGACGACATGCTTGGTGCGGTCGAAGCGGTCGTAGACAACACCAGTTGTTAGGTTGACGAACTCACCTTCTAGATAAGCCTTGAGAAGATTAGGGTCGTAGTTGGCTTCTAGACGCTCGATAAAGTCTGGCGGTAGGTGCGGGTTATCTGCTGACCGCATCTTGATCAGCTTGCGGTCGTCACGATCTTTAGCCTGTTCGCTGCCGAAGGTAGTCCACATCCAGCGGAAACCTTCTGGCGTGGATGCTGCACCAAACTGCCGGACGTTGCCAGCGCGTAGACGACCAAGGATTTTTGGAAAGGCTTTATTGGCGATACTCGGCGTTACGGTGTCGATCTCATCAGCTAAGACCCAGGCAAGGTTCAATCCGATGATGCGTGACCAGTTCTCGAAACTACGGCAAAGGATTTTTGTGTCACCTCCTGGTAAGTGGAGCATGTATTCAGGGAGCGGTGATGCCCTGAAGGTGTAGGGGATATCGTAATTTTCTAGGAACTGCTCGAAGTCGTTCTGCCAAATATCGCGGATCAAAGGTCCGGTCGGCTCCATGACAGCGCCGATAAACCCTTGATTGACCGCTGCGAGCATAACGGCTTTAGCGCATAGGGCACGGGTTTTACCTGCGCCGTATCCTGCGCTGATGCCAATGATCTGTGTTGAGTTGTCGTCTACAAAAGCAAGCTGCCCAGGATGTAGGTCAGCTTTGATGCGCTGTAGCAGCTGATCGGTATTGATCAGTTCACCTGAATGGTTGAGCTGCTGTAGGAC